AAAAGTCTTTACAAGAAACCAAAGTATTGCACTTGCTACAAGAGCATGAAATGGAATTCGAGTACGTTATAGCCGACACGGTAAACAACGACTTTACAGCAAGCACAAAGCGCATTGCTTGGAACAAGCTCGGAGCCAGCTATGAGGGTAGCACCGAGGCTTTAATGTTCGACGTTGTCATTGATAGCAAGCGCAATGAGTTCATGTTTGGCCAATACAAAAACGGCTATGTGCTCAATCACTCTGTGGGTATGCGCTACGTTAAATTGTTTCTTTGTGTAGATACAAACGAACCAAGCTACGCAAGCGAAAAAGCGAACTGGGATAAATACTATCCACAGGTAATGAACAAAGAGGTAGCCGACCAAAAAGGCTATTTTTGGGCTGTTACCGAAGCGAAAGTAATCGAAGGAAGCGCAGTAGTTAAAGGAAGCAACACAATCACACCGGTTGTTTCAATTACTGAGTTTTCCGACAAACAATATTGTGACTCATGCAGTAACGAAACTGAATCCGTAAATCTAGATAGCGGTGCAAGTATCTGTAAAGGCTGTGGGGCGCAAAGAAAAGAAGCCGCCGATGCTGGCACTTCTGACAAAAACGAGCCGTCTAATGACACTCAAAAGGGAGATACTCCTACCTTGGATTGGAGTAAAGTAATTAGTAACTTCTAAAACCTGTACAAATGACAACAGAAGAAGTAATTAAAGCCTTAGAGGAGAAATTAGAATCCAAAGGCTTTGCAAGCAAATCAGATGTTGAGGCTATCAAAGCATCCATCGAAGAATTAAAAAGCGCGAATGATGTCACCGCGATTAAAGAGGCAATCACTGCAATCGAGACCAAAATTGCCGCTCTTAACGAGCCTGCGCAAACCCCTAAGACTTTCAAGTCTTTTGGCGAAGCGTTAAACGCTGCTCTTGATGCAAACAAAGATGCAATCATTGAAAGTATCGACAAGCGCGGTGCTTCTGTGAACATGGTCATCAAAGACGTTGTTACCGTTGGTGAGAACAATACTTTGTTTGGCGGTGCTTCTGCATCACACTACTTACTCACTGCGTTTACTGGAGTTATCTCTAAAGTACGTAGCCGTGTAAGCCGTTACCTTGGTTTGGTTTCTGTTGGAACTATCAACAACCGCGTAGCAATGTGGGTTGAAGAGTACGACGAGCAAGGTACGCCTATCTTCATCGCTGAAGGAGCTACAAAAACGCCTGTTTCTGTACTCTACAAAGAGAAAGAAGCTAAGGTTCAGAAAATCGCCGTTACTACTAAAGTAACAATGGAGATGCTTCGCGACTTGCCACAACTTGCATCTTATATTCAGTCAAACTTGCTTCGTCGTATCGAGGTTGCAACGATCACTGAATTGTTTGCTGGTAACGGTACAATGTTAAACGGCCTTTTCGGTTACGCGACTGCGTTCACTGGTGGCGGTTTGACTACTCCTACACCTTCATACGCTGACGTTTTCCGTGCTTTAGCACTTCAAGTTGAATTGGCTTTCGGTACTGCTACGGCTGTATTTGTAAACCCTGAAATCTTGGCTGCTATGGACGTTGAGAAATCAGTTGACGGAATCTACTTATTACCTCCATTCAAGTCTGCTGACGGCCGCGAGGTTGCAGGCATGGAGTTAATTCCTGACGTTGCTTTGGTTGGTTCTGCTTACGATTTCGTAGGTGGTGACTTATCAGTTGTAAACGTTCGTTTCCGTGAAGGCCTTACTATCGAGATTGGTGAAGACGGCAACGACTTCTCTAAAAACTTGAAAACTATCCGTGCAGAACAGCACTTAGTGCAGTTCGTTTCTGCTAACGATACTCAAGTATTGGTAAAAGGTGTAATGGCTGACGCGATCACTGCGATTACTGCCTAATCTATAAATACCCCACATTGCCCCGACATTAACCTACGCGGTTTGTCGGGGTTTGTGGCATATAAAAAACTTCTATCATGAAAATCAAGTTAACAGAAAAGTTCAGCATCAAGAGAAAAGGCGATGTTATCGACGTAAGCGAGGTAACTGCCGAAATGCTTATTGCTGAGGGTAAAGCAACGGCCGCAGGAAGCAAAGCCAAATCAACTGAGGAAGCTCCTAAAAAAGGCAAACAAACCGAGCAAGCTCCAGAAGCCGACGAGCCGAAAGATGAGCCGCAAACAGATGCTGAAAACATTGTAATCGAGTAAGCAAATGGCAGCAGTTACACAATTCTTAACGCCTCAGGACTTCATTCTTAAATACAAGTTATCGCTTGCGTTTAACGATGGTGAGGACTTAATCAATGAGTACATAACGCTCTATGAAAAACCGACTATGTACAAACTATTCGGGATTGATTTGTGTAATACGATTTACCAAGAATTTGAAGACGAGCAGATATATCAAATACTAGCCGAACCTATTGCCTTTGAGCATTGCAAAGAGGCCTATACAACTACTGGTTTTAAAGATATTCTGCTCTCTTTTATCTACTTTCACTATGTACGCAATCAAATTGCTACAAGTACAAGCATCGGCCTCATGGCTCCGAAAGTAGAAGCTGGGATGCCAGCAAATGACAACAACACAAACGCCTTCATGTACTACAATGAAGCGGTTCGACAAGCAAACAACTTGGTTCTTTACATGGAACTAAACAAAGAAACTTACCCGACTTTTCTTGGGCATAAATTTGAAACTACTTGGCTATTCTAATGCTAGTATCTGAAATCATAGAGCAACAAATCATCAACCAAATGAATAACTTTTTGGAGGCTGTGGCATTTGGTGAGCATGACCCTGAAACAGGCTTACAGGACGTTACTTTTTGCAATCTAAAATGGTTAAAGCTATACCTAGACCGCTTATTGATAAATGGCAACCCTCACAAGGTTAAAGCCATAAATGGCACCGTTGTAACTATTCTTGTAGGAGATGAGCCATTGACAGGCAATGAGATTTTTGCATTGCCGTTACCCATGTTCTTGAATGGTACGCTTTCCAATACCAAATGGGAATGGACTAAGTACGTAGACCCGACTACAAAGGTTAATGCAGAACGCGACAAGCTCCCGTTTATTTGGCTAGTGTCCCCAACTGAGGAACGAATAGATAGCTACGATTTAGGCTCCAGCACAACGGTTGTTGCAAAACTTTGGTTTGTGCATTGGTCTGATTGGAAAAAGCTAAACATAGACCGCCAAGACGAGGCTATTAAGCCGCTTATAGCATTGCAAAAGGAGTTCATTGCTACAATGTTACGTTTCAGTTATATTTTCGATGGGCGTAGCCTTTCATATAGTACACGCGACTTTCCTAAATTCGGTACAGAGAATGAAAATGGCATTGATAAAGCAATGTTTGATAGTACGCTTTCAGCAGTTGAGCTTGACATGAATTTCAAACTACTCAACCGATATTGTGAAAATTGCTAAATTTGACCAAACAATTATTATTTAATCACTTAAAATGAAAAGATTATGGCCATAGCTGGATGTAACTGCAAGGGTCGAATTGGTAACACTGGATATCCGGGTGTAAAGCCTTTTGGCGTTACCTCTGGTCTCTATATGATGCCTATTCTTGCAAACGATGGTACCCGTAACGGTATCGACCTAACGAGCAACGACCTTGCTCAAGAACTTTTAGATGCGATCAATAACCCTGACCCGTCTAAACGTGCTTATCCTTTCAACAACTTGCGTAACGTAACGTTTGATGAAGCGGATCCGAACTTTGAAACAGCCGATAACGGTGAGCGTTTCAAAACTCGTAACGGTATTAAAACCGTAACATTCGAGGCTTGGGGTGTGAATGAGCAATACTTCGCGAAAGTATCTGACAACTGCGTAAACTTCGGAGTTTTCTTAGTTGACGTTTGCGGTAACTTGAAAGGCCAACTTGAGGGAACTAAATTAGTTCCACGTCCTGTAAACCAATACAGCTTCTATGCTAAGTACATGGATGCAACTTCGGACACGGGTGCGAAAGTTATGTTCTCAATGGACTACTCAATCATTACAACTGACGGTGATCAGTGGATGATTCCATCAAGTCTTTTGGCTCCTTATTCAGCTCTTGAGCTTCAGGGATTGATTGACGTAACTTTTGATATTACTGTCAACTCTACAACTGAAATCGAGTTTGAAGCGAACTATGAGTACGGTAACGCGGTTAATCGCTTACCTTGGAGAGGTGCATTGCTTGCTGACTTTAGTTTGTACAATCAAACTACACAGACCGCGGTTACTCCGTCTGCTGTAACTGAGTCAACAGTAACACCGGGACTTTATACACTTACATTCCCTGCGCAAGCCGCAAACGATGTAGTTGCATTATCTGCTTTCAGAGCGGCCAACGGCAACCTCATCAATGGGTTTGAAGGTGAAGCGACAACTTTTATTGCTGACTAATCATGCAAGTTATAACAATCGGTCGCTATCAGTTTAACGCCCTAGCGTTTCAAGGGATGACGCAAAAGCAGGCAATTGCCTATTTTGCAAGCTACCCTGCTGACGTTGTTAAACAGGCTTGGAAACAAGCGCAACCGATTCTTAAAGCATTATAAGACGTTTTTTGTTTGTTTTGTTTTGTTTTGTTTTGTTTTGTTTTGTTTTGTTTTGTTTTGTTTTGTTTTGTTTTGTATTGTTTTGTTTGTTTTGTTTTGTTTTTGTTTTTGTTTTGTTTTTGTTTTGTTTTT